AAGCTCGTATTGATATCGCTCTTCTGCTTACTTGGCGTTCTATCGCTAAGCTTAAGAATTCTGTGGATACTAACCTATTGATCTTGGATGAAATCTTTGATGGGTCACTTGACCAGTCAGGTACATCTGATCTAGGATGGATCCTCAGGAACTTTGACGACGCTACTAAAGTTTTCGTTATCAGTCACAAGCAAGGACTGGATGATAAGTTTGACAGAACCATCTCTGTGGAGAAGGTCAAGAACTATTCGGTCATCAGTGAGACAGTTAACGAAGTGACACATGGACTGGTTGGCTAGTCCATTTCTTTGTTATGCTGTATACATCAGCAACAGAGACACATGTCAATCAAAGAAATCAAAGGTAACCTTGCAAGACTTCTCGCTACTGAGAACTTGATTGTAGAGCACCGTAACACACAAACAGCAATGTTTGATGTTGATCGTCGTGTGTTGACTCTTCCTAACTGGGACAAAGCATCTGACACTGTGTTTGACATGCTCGTCGGTCACGAGGTCGGTCATGCTCTGTTCACTCCTAATGAAGACTGGCGTGATGTTGCTAACTGCCCTAAGGATTTTGTGAATGTCATTGAGGATGCTCGCATTGAGAAGTTGATGAAGCGTAAGTATCCTGGTCTTCGCAAGTCCTTTGCTGGTGGTTACAAAGAATTGAATGACATGGATTTCTTCAGCATCCTTGATGAAGATCTCAGCACTTTTAGTTTGATTGATCGTATCAACTTGCATTTCAAGGTTGGAGCTAGTGCCTTGATTCCTTTCTCTATTGAAGAGAAGGTGTTTGTTGCTCGTACTGATCTTGCTGAAACTTTTGAAGAAGTCCTTAACATCGCTGAGGATGTGTTTAACTTCAGCAATCAAACTGAGACTGTAGCAGAGATGCCTGCTCAGCAACCTCAAGAACAGGGTGAAACTGAAAGCACCGTTGGCGAACAATCTGAGCAGCAAACTGAGGAACAGTCTAGCGAGGAGACTGATCAACCTAACACTCAATCTGCAGGTGGTGCATCATCTTCAGGCGCAGAACTAGAGAACGTTACTGACGACTGGTATGATGAAGACGGAAACCTTATGGATGATGATCCTAACTTTGATGGTGGAGAAACTTCTGAAACTCAGCGTTCATTTGATGATGCTGCTCAGAAACTTTCTTCTAGATCTTCTGGTCGTAATCCAATTTATGTTGAGATTCCTAACAAAGTTAACCTAGATAACTATATCGTTGATTGGACAAAACTTCACGATTGGATTGATCTTCAGGCACAAGAACCTGAAAGGTACGAAGTTGTTGACAATCAATACTACGAATTCCGTAAGGAATCTCAGAAGGAGGTTAACTATCTTGTCAAAGAGTTTGAGTGCCGTAAGTCTGCTGACGCTTACGCTCGTGCTGGTCAATCTAAGACTGGTGTGCTTGATACTTCAAAGTTACATACTTATCGCTATAACGAAGACATCTTCAAGAAAATAACTGTGTTGCCTGATGGCAAGAACCATGGTCTCCTGTTTCTTCTTGACTGGTCTGGTTCTATGCAGTATGAATTGATGGCAACTGTCAAGCAAGTTCTGAACCTGACTGCATTCTGCAAGAAAGTTCAGATTCCATTTGAAGTTTATGCATTCACTAACGAGTGGACACTAGCAGAACGTGCTATGTCAGGTGATACTAGTTATGAAGACTATTCATATCCTGGTCTGACTAAGAATGAAATCTACTTGCATGAAGGACGTTTTCACTTGATGAACTTTGTTTCTTCTCGTTCTAATGCTCGTGACTATGAGCGTATGTGTAAGAACTTGTTCCGTGAAGCTTCTATCTACACACAATATTCTAGTTACTCTCAGACTCTTGGTTGCCAACTTTCTGGAACTCCTTTGAATGAAGCAATTGTCATGATGAACTACATCATTCCTGACTTCAAACAAAAGAATGATTTGCAGAAAGTTAACCTCTGCATCCTGTCTGATGGAGAAGGTTGCTCTGCAGGATATGGTCATGAGATCTATGTAGATCACAAAGATGAGTATCGTGTTGTGCCTCGTCGCATTGATTGGTATCAAGTTCTTCGTGATCGTAAGACTGGTCGCACCTATTCACAATTTGAATATGACAATGTAACTAACACTTTTATTCAACAATTGCGTGATCGTCACCCTGAAGTAAATGTAATCGGTTTCCGTATTCTTGCTGGCAGTCAACTCCAAAGTTTTGTTGGTAAGTATGCATCTTACGAAGGATACGGTGCTATTCAAAAGCAATGGAAGAAAGAGAAGTCTGCTATCATTTCTAATACAAAAGCATTCACAGCTCTTTATGCAATCTCTAATAACTCTTTGAATCAATCAACTGAGTTCAACGTTGAGTCTGGTGCTAAGAAGGGAGAGATCTCTCGTGCATTTAAGAAGATGCTCGGTAGCAAGTCCACCAACAAAAAACTGCTCAACTCATTCATTGAGTATGTCAGTTGACAAACTGGTCCATGGGTGTCCCACAAGGCACCCATAACCCTTATACTATATTCATACAAAACAAAAGACCAATGCCTTTCGCTCCCGTTCCCGTTTCAACTGACGATCTCGTTTCTTACCTTACCGACAAGTGCGGTACTGAGGTCAACACCAAGCAACTGTTTGAAGCATCTGAGCACTTCAACTGTTCTCTCGCTACTGTCAAGAAGCGTCTTAAAGATTACAAGCAAGGTATCGGTAAGTGGAACCTGACTGTTCAGGAAAAACTTGAGAAGACTTATCAAGCACCTGCTGCTGCTCCTGCTATTGAGCAAAACCTCGTTCCTTCTAAGGACGACAACTATGTGCCTTTTGGTAACTTCACTGATGTGAAGAAGATCATTCAGTCTGGTATCTTTTACCCGACTTTCATCACTGGTCTTTCTGGTAACGGTAAGACTTTCTCTGTTGAGCAAGCATGTGCTGCTCTAAATAGGGAGTTGATTCGCGTTAACATTACCATTGAAACCGACGAGGATGATCTTATTGGTGGGTTTCGTCTTGTTGATGGCAACACTGTTTGGCATAACGGACCCGTGGTGGAAGCTCTTGAGAGGGGAGCTGTGCTGCTTCTAGATGAAGTGGACCTTGCCTCTAACAAGATCTTGTGTCTCCAGTCTGTTCTGGAAGGTAAGGGTATCTTCCTGAAGAAGACTGGTCGCTATGTTCAACCTGCTAAAGGTTTCAACATCATCGCTACTGCCAACACCAAGGGCAAGGGTTCTGATGATGGTCGGTTCATTGGAACCAACGTGCTCAATGAAGCATTCCTTGAGCGTTTCGCTCTCACTTTTGAGCAAGAGTATCCTACTCCTGCTACTGAAACTAAAATTCTTCTTCGTGTTGCTGCATCGCTTGGCAAACATGATGAAGAGTTCTGCACCAATCTTGCTAACTGGGCAGATATCATTCGTAAAACTTTTAAAGATGGAGGTATTGATGAGGTTATTTCCACCCGTCGTCTTGTTCATATTATTCGTGCCTATGCTATCTGGGACAATCGTATGAAGGCAATCAAAGTTTGTGTCAATCGCTTTGATGAAGAAACTAAGCAGTCATTTGTTGAACTGTATGATAAGATTGATGCTGATGTAAACACTGAAGAGGAGAAAGAAGATGCCGATGCTTGAAAAATTCCACGGATATCTGGGTCGTCTCGTAGTTCTACGGGGCACCCAGTCTCGCACTGCTAAGATCGTTGGTGGCGATGGTCTTGAACTTTATATGCAGGGGATTGACGGAAAGGTTTTTAAATGCTACCATGATAATATTGAATATATTTGGGAACGATGAGTTTTAAATATAATGAAGATGCTCTGCTCCAAGAGCTACGTGATTACATTACTGGAACCTATGGACAACACTACTCTGCTGGCAACGATGCCATTCAAACGTTAGACTTGATTGAAGCATGTGGTGACGCTGAAGCATTCTGCCGAAGCAACATCCTCAAGTATGCTTCTCGCTATGACAAGAAAGGAACTGCACGTCGGG